TACAAGCATATCACCTATACCTAGTATAACTTCTGTGCCTTTCGGGGCATTGGGTTTATGTATATTTTTATACTCATCTATTACATTATCTTGACCTGTGCCATCTATGAATATAGACCAAGGCTCTCCACCTAAATGCACTGTAGTAGATATCTCACAACTTGGTCTGTCCTTGTGTCTTTTTAATATATCTCCTTTTTTATATAGTCTAGCATAGGAATATGTTGGAATTAATTGTAATCCTGTTTCTTGTTGCATTCTTGGTAAAACTTTCATCATTAAAGTTTCCATAACTAAATCCCCATAGTGAGAATACGTATTTGGAATTTGTCTATCTTTCCATGTTCCAAACATTTCACTACTATATATAATATTATTTTCATACATAAATTTAACAGCATCTCTTTTAAGCATAAAATAATTATATATAAAATTAGCTAACTCAAAAGATACTGCATTTTTAATTACTTGATATTTATTAAACATATTACCTCCTATACTACCATACATTTTTGCATAAAATTAAACGACACAGATATTCTTAACTCATCTGATAGGTTAGGATCAACAGCATGAACTAACCAAGCAGGAAACATAATTAGCCTACCTACTTTAGGTTCAAAAGATGTTTCTCTCCATAATCTTATTGGATGTTGTTTTTCTTTTAATCTAGGTCTTGACATTGACGCTATTGATCTTGGATCATCTATTTTTAAATGACCAGAATTTTTATTTGCTTTAACATAATACACACCAGACCATAAAGAATTAGGATGTATGTGTGCTCTATTCATACCACCTTTAGGATTTACATTTGCCCACATATTACCTAAAAATGGTTCACTATCTAAATCTTCTTCAATATAAATTTTTTTCTGTGCTTCATATAAAGCATCTGTTAATCTTTTGTATTCTGGCATTTCATGCATAGTAGTTTTAGAGTGCCAACCATTAACATTAGTTCTGTTAATTCCTTTATCTTTATTATACCAATTTAATATATCTTTTTCTAGTTGCTCATTAATCGATTGATCTTTAATATCTAATACATAAATAGGTGTTGGAAAATATAATTCTCTTATCATTTAAATGGTGTACCCCCAAACCACATAACAAGTGATTTTCTATTTCCTCGTATCACAGGTGTAACTCTATGTCTTATAAAAGATGCAAAGAATATAGCATGCCCTTGTTTAATTTTAGTTGTTTTACCTTCTGACATTAATTCTAGATCACCACCTTCAAACTCTGATTCTGGAGATAACAAACAAGTCATAGATATTTTTCTAACTGGTGGTTCATGTGCACAATTAACATCATTATCTACATGCCAATCATAAAAACCACCTTCTGGATATTCTGTGTATTGTGCCATTTCTGTTATTTGCATTCCATCAAAACCAAAATGATTACCATTCGTTTGTTTCATAATTTTTTCTATATCTCTATACATCTCTGGCATTTTTTTAAATGGTATCCAACTAATATGTGAAGTTCTTGTTTTAGTATCTATTACTCCACCTTTAATACCATCTTTACTACCAACAGACGCATTTTGTTTTGGTTCTGCTCTTCCTGCATTAATAATCATCTGACATTGTTTAGGTGTAAATATAGGTTGAAGTGTTTCAACTATAAGAGATTTCCATTTTGGTTCAGTAATCATGCAGCACCTCTATTTTTAATTGGATCAAAATTAACATCACAGTTTGCAGCAAGTGTTCTTCTTACTTCATCAGTTCCATTAAATGGATAAACACAATGTCTCATATCATATGGAAAAATATAAAAGTCTCTAAGGTTCATTGGTGGTTGATAATCTATTTTTGCAAACTGACCATTGGCTGCACCTAAAATTTGCAGTCTCCCATTTTGGGGTGTTTCTGAAGCTGAATATTCTTTACCATAAGTTGACGGTAACTTTAAAATCATAACACTTGATAAACCTGTAAATAACATTCCTCTATGGATATGTGCAGGATTATATTCATGTTGTTTCATTTCATTAATCCAAATCGAATTTAAATGAGTATTATATTCTTTTATTTTATTCCAATTTAAATAGTGTGTAAACATATCCATAAAATAACCTGTAACATTTCTTGGCAACATATTATGATTAGTCATTTTTGTTTGATCTGCCCCATCATAAAATAATGAATGTTCTTTTTGTATTTTACCAACTAACTGACCATTAGCAGGATATAAACTGTTATATTTTTCTTCATAAATTTGATTAATTGTTGTAAAAATATCTAAAGGTACTTGATATTTTAAAATAGATTGACCTAAAAATATAAAATCAAAATCTAATGTGTCCATATTCTTTCCTAATTCTTGATGGTATTTTTTCTATATAAGGATTATAAATTTTTCTAACTTTTCCTGACCATACTTTATGCATATTTTTTCCAACTACTGTATCATCATAACTAATACCATTTATATTAATTTGTTTTAAATTTTCAAAGTAATGTGGATAATAAGGCTCTTCTAAAAAATCATATATTTTTCTAAATTCTTTTTCAGGGTCTACTACAATATCATCATACCTTACAAAGTGGCACATAGAAGGATTTTTAAATGCATTTTGAATTGCATTTAATTCTTTAGCTATACCCCCTTCTTTATGCATAAGTTTAAATAATTTTTCTTCGTCATTAGATCCTAATTTATTTACAAAAGAATCTGGATTGTCTGTATACCATTGCATATAACTAGCAAGCACATCCATTAAATCTCTAAGTAAAACTATACACTTAATAGGTTTTTTAAAATGCTTTTGCATTAACTCAAAATTTCCTGGATTACCACTAAGCATTACAGGTCCACGATCAATAATTATTTTTTGAGTCCAATCTTTATAATATAAATTATATATATTATCTAAAATATTATCTAAAGATTTATAATCAGGAAAATTTTGAAAGGTATCTGTTTGCTTTAATAGATACAACTCTTTCATAACTTCTAATGTAATTGAATTACCTGTACAAACTATTTCTGGATTCTGATTTATAATACTTGCAAATAAAGTATTACCAGATCTAGGTAGTGCAACTAAGAAAAAAAACTTATGATGTTGGTTTTTCATACTGAGGAAGTTCTTCTTTTTTTTCAGTTTTATTTTCTAATTCTCCCGTTTGTTTAATTCTTTCTAAAGATTTTAGTTGTCCCATTATATTAAACACTTCTGATTCTGGCGTATTACTGGTTATACTTTTTGCTTTCCCCGCATACATTCTATGGTAAGATTCTAACTGATGTTGATTAACATCCTTGTCATTAAAGGAACCATCATTAAATTCTCCTTTTAATTTAGACCACATTTTAATTTCTCGCATTCTATGTTTTGCAACTTTTTCCATAGATGCTTTACCAAATCTAGCTTCATCTAAATCTATTTTATATTTGCTTAATTTATATTCATCTTGTGCAAGGATTGGTCTTGTTTCTTCTTTACTAATCTTACTTTCTAGCCATTTAATTTTTGCAGCGTTTCTTCTATAATCAAACGACAAAGCCATTAAATTATCTAGATAAGTAGATTGTTCTCTGACACATTGCCAATATTTAGCAGCTCTAGTTGGATACCTATTATCTTGTAACACAGAAAATCTTGCCTCAGTTTCTGTTCTAAACATTTGTTTCTTACTCCATGTATCTCTAAGCTCATCTACCATACCTTTAAAGGAATGTAGATCATCTTTTTCTAACAAATTATTTAAATTAGGTTCCTCCATTTGTATCAGTTCTTTTATATCTTTTTTATCACTCATTAGTTATCTCCTTAAATTGTTTGAATCATTTTTTTAATATCATCTTCTAGTTTTTTACCAACACTATTAGCATGATTAATAATTGCAGCACATAGATTAGCTTGGTATTTAAAATCTTTAAGTGCTTCTCTTATTTTACCTACAGGTTTTCCACCATAATCTATTACAATAGAATTTTCTTTATTTAATCCTATTTTTAATTCAAATAGTAATCCTGTATGTTTTGCTATTTTATTTTTTTCCATCAGACACCTCAGTATTTTGCTTCTTAACAAAATCTGCACCAATGCTAGGATCTAATTGATTCAATGTTGCAAGCATATTCATTATCTTAACAACTTCAGCGTATGGTTTACTCATTAAATATTTCATAATCTCTGTAAGTTGTACAGAATTTATTAAATAAGTTCTTGGGTTTGTTTGTGTCGTCTTTTGTTTCACATTATTAGCCATCTTTCTTTCTCCTTTTATTGTTGACCTTTAAATTGATAATACTTGTCCTCTATTAAATCTTCACTAGTTAAATATGGATTTGCATTACTTGTTTTATCATAGATTTCTTTTAAATCTCTGATAGTTTGATTGAGAGTTCTGCCTTGTCTTAAACATCCACAGACTAAATCTTCTACTTCAATTAAAGCTTGTTTAACTTGTCCCATTACTGACCTCCTTTATTAATCTATTTAAATACCAATTAGCTTTTTGTAAATCTTCTAATGGTTCTCCTTTAAATTTATATCTTGAAACATATTTCAAAACATTTCCTTTAAGATATCCATGATACTCATCACCAGTCATACAATCACGTATAACTTCTATAGTTTCTTTTTTACCATACTTATAATGAGCAGGTGAATTAACATTATCGTCTGCCATATTCCCTCCTAATTGCTTTTATATCTACAGTTTCTAAATTATAATGACCACCTTTAACTTCTCTTTTAACTATCAAACCACTCCACCACATATGCTGAGTATCTCTAGCAAAATGTTCTGTGTGGCTTAGATAACAACCAGCAGATAGTGCATGCAACTTCTTACCACTAGGTAATGTAGCCACAGCATAATCTAATAAATGGCTATGACCTACTGTTGCAGAAACTTTATGTTTATTTAATATACTTCTTCCAATGTTTTCACCAGATATGGCTGAACCCATAATACCAGATGGTAAGTGATGTGAATAATGTACACCATCAATTACTTTTATGGCTTTATAAGGTACTTCTCTCCATCCATATTTCTTATAGTGAAGATCTTTTATACTTATAGATCCATCTAGTTCTGGATTTTCATCTACG